CGATAATCCGAGCTCGGTCCGAGATAACATCAACGATCACCTTCGGAGAACCCGCCTTCTACTATTGTAAAGTAGTAGGAGGGTCGGTCCTAGGGATTTGGAGGCCCTCGGTTGATTCATCCCCAAAGATGATTCCGATGTCACTCCAGCTATTACAAGAAAACACTATGTCAATATTAAAACTCAAGTTAAACCTCGCGAGGATTGTTGTTACTTTCCTCAACAAGGCATACTTAAGTGTTAATATCGACAAAGGGTGGGTCGAGCAATGGACTAGGTTAATCCTAAAGAGAGTGGAAACACGTGGTCCCGTAGACACGGTGGGCTGGATTAAAGCAATCCGGCTTGCGTGTACGCGGTACATGTGCGGCCAACCTCTTAAGGAGTCACCTGGATTTGGGGTTCAGCTTGACGAGTTAGGACTGCCGCACGCTGCGGCACTCCCGTTCGTCTCGCTGTTCCGTGAAATGTCTCGCCCCAATCTACGTTTCGCATTAACCCTTTTGGGGTTCGTGCGGCTCATAGAAGGGTCGAAAGCACCCGATTTAGATCCCATCACTTTACCGGCTTCTCCATATCCGTCCGTTTTGGACGAGGAGATACCCGCTATCGTGAGGGCCCTAAATTGGAAGCTGGGCGTTCCCGAATGGGAGCGCCCACACGTCACAACCGAATCTGGTCCTAATGCCCAAGCCTTAATCGGATCAATCGAGGACGCTTCCCTTCTCACAGAGGCGCAAATTGCTAACTTGCGTCTATGTGGTGGAGAGAAGTTGGTCCAGACGATTGGTACCATTCGATCCCTAAGCGTCCCTACTTGGTGCGAGATGGTCAAGATAACAACCAAAGGTTGCCTGTCGAGACTCTCTTACATCAAGGATAAGGAAGCTAAGTGCCGAATAGTTGCTATCCTTGATTATTGGACACAGTCATGCTTCGAGCCTTTGCATAAGGCGCAGTTTGCGCTTTTGCGGAGCCTCAGGCCTGATTGTACCTTTGACCAAGGTAGCTTCCGATCCAAACTACCACGTCAAGGCCCGTACTACTCTTGTGATCTTAGTTCGGCGACGGATCGACTCCCTGTAACCCTACAGAGAGCCGTCTTAGCCGTCCTAATTTCACCGGAGTATGCGGCTGCATGGTATGAGTTGCTATGTACCCGTGAGTATAAGCTTCCCAAAGGTGCTGGTTCCGTGAAATACGGAGCCGGTCAACCAATGGGGGCTTACAGTTCATGGACTACATTTGCAATTACACATCATGCGATCGTTCGGCTTGCGGCCAAACGCGCCGGACTTCCCATTACATGGGAAGGATACGTGCTCCTAGGTGACGATATCGTTTTAGCAAACGAACGCGTCGCAAAGGAATACATGACGATTCTTGATTCGCTAGGGGTGAAAGTCTCAGAGACGAAGACGCATGTGTCTAATAACACGTACGAATTCGCTAAGAGATGGATTCACTTTGGAGAGGAGGTAACCGGAGCTCCACTCGGCTCTCTGTTCGAGGCCATCCGCTTTGTAGGTAGAA